GCTTACGGCCCTACCAGCAGTCAAATTAGCCACAGTCACTTTAGTGGTTGCACCGCTTTGGACAACAGGCAAAGTTTCCGTACCCGCCAAAGGCGTAGTAGCTGCGGTTAGTGCGGATATTTTGCTGTTAGACATTTACAAGTTTAGCAATCAATGGCGCTAGCGTAATCAGGCAGCGTTTTCAAATGGTTATATGCTTGTTCAATAAAGTTGGCAGACCCAAGTTCAACTGATGGCGCAAAATTGTATTTTTGCGTAATAAACAATTGATCTTTTGTTTCATTCATCATTTCTACATCAAACACCAAATGCAATTTAGTTCCAACTACCATCGAAACCCGACAGTAAGTTTTGGGCAGCACAACATCGTTACCGAAATTGTCAACGGTTTTGAAATTAATTTTGATTGCCATTTTTGTTTCCTTTACGAATAGGTTGCATAACTGCCGTCATAAGTGATGACAACATTTGCGCTTGCGGTGAAAGTTGTTGCCGTAAGTTTAATTAAAATAGTTGTGCCTGATGCTGAAATTGACATTGTTACTCCTGCTGACGCTGTCGTATATGAAGCACCAGCAATAACATTTACAGTTCCAAGATCATTAATAAAGATTGCGTCTTTGTAAATTGTAAATGCTGGGCTTGCGGTTTGAGCACCTGATGCAACCACTTTTACTTGGCCTCCTTGGTTTGAACCAAGCGTAATTGTCAAAACGGTCGTAGCACCAACGGGTAAACTAACAGATTTTTCGATTCTAAATCCGTTGTACATTTCCCATGTCTTGAATGCAACAGCATTTCGCATAGCTGTAATTTCAGGAAAAGCTGATTGTTGACCTCCCGTTGGATCGACCATTTTTGACCGATATGCGGTCAGATTACCAGTGCCATTACCTGGGGTTTGCGAAAAAATGTATGACGGAAAATATGCACCTGCTATTGGGCTAGATGTAATGGTATACCCTGCACCATAACTTGGGTCAATAGTAAAATCGCCGCTAAATTGCGTTGTTCCAACAAATCCATCCCAATTGGTTGCAACTTGCCTAACTTTGGCTGGCGATTCAATTCTAATACCAGCCAACCAATTTCCCTCAATGTCGCACCCAATCATTACATTTTGACAATATCCGTAATGACGGAATCCGTATTGCGTTGGCTCAGTTGCTTCAGCGGTGCAATTGATGAGATTAAATTCGCAGTTTGTAAATTCATACATATACCCACGTATTGTGTTGCACACACTTGTTGTCACCGCATCGCCGCCGCTTGTTCCCGCCATTTTAAAAATAGAGCCGGATGTGTCAATCATTTCAAAATAATTATGTTGAGCACCCCAAATAGCACTGTTGGTGTCACCCAAAATTCCCCAACCTTTAGTTCGCCCAAAACCTTTAATAGTTACATTGCGAAGTGTGCATTTCCAAAAACCATTTAGCCAAATACCTTTAGCTGTTGTTCCGGTTACGCCGTTGTCGTTAACCATCAAATCATAAATATTTGATTCCACACAGTTTTGGGCATAAATTGCCGCACCGCTGCCAGAATATTGCAACGTAGTTCCTTTAAAACTGCCGCCTGTGTACCAAGCACCTGCACCTTGTAAAGTAATTTGTCTGCCTGTAATGATGCCAACCGTTCCAAGATCAAAAGTTCCTGCTGGAAAATAAACAACACCACCCCCAAGGCTCGTCACATAGTCAATTGCGTTTTGAATTTGCGTAGCCGTAACTGTTGCGCCAGTTGGGTCAGCGCCAAAATCTAAAACATTGACCGTCTGACGCAACTTAGCTTGCACCGTAGTAGCTACAGCACCTGTACCAGCAGGTGTGTAAGCTACAGTGTCACTAGTATCAGCATACGTCTTGGTGTTAACGTCATTAAGCCAAGGAGCAGTAATAACCGTCCCAGTAGTAAATACAGTTGAGGTCATTACAGACTCCTATTAAACACAATTACAGATTGGGACCTTGTTTAACCAACTCTAAAATAACTGAGAACACTTGAGTACCAGATGTCCAACCAGTAGTCTTAACAAGAATAGCACCAGTTTTACCAGCACCAGAGTTGTTAGTTAGTCCACCAAAATTCCAAAACATCAAACGACCACGACCCGCTAAGGGCATGATAATGACATCGGTTGAAGCATCCCACAACAGTTGTACTTCTATTTGATCACTAATTGAATAATCAATGTGATCAATTCGTACTTGTGTGGGTGTAAACCCTATGCCACTTTGATTGATGTCAGACATCACAACAGCATTTGTTAAGGCTAAGTCAGAGGTATCAAGTACCGCTGTTAGTTTAACAATTGCGTTGCGTTGACCTTCTTCAAGGATTTGCGTTGTGAATGAGTTAGCCATAGCTACCTCCTATTAACGTGAAACTTCTTGGGCCGCCAACACAAAGTCAGTAGTCAGAGTGTCTGTTGCTGTAGGTGTAATTTGAAACACTGGAGCAATCAAAGCATTGGTCAAAGTAGTGCCAGTTGAACCAACAGTAGGAGCTGATACACGAGCAACAGGAACGCTGTTAGCGTACACAATTAAATCTGTGCCATCGTAGTACAAACCTAATTCAACCCAAGTAGCTGCAACAGCAGTAGCAACACCAGTTACCAATGTAGTAGCAGTGCTGTTGACAGTAGACACCAAGTTAATAGATGTTGATGCAGCAGCTTTGGCAAACCACAAACCATCAGTAACAGCAGAACCTTTTTGCATACCTACATAAAAAGACACGTTACCTGCTACAGCAGAAGTTTGAATACGAGTAGTAAACCAAGCACGAGTACCTGCTGTAAATTGGAAAAATTGACCATTTTTGTAAGCAGAACTAGCAGTAGTAGTACCACCTGGAGTCAAAATAGCTTGACCACCAATACCAGCAGTTAAAGCAAAAGTGGAAGATGTACCTGTAACAGTGTAGTCAGTACCAATCAAAGTATTGAAATCGTTTGTATAAGTAGAGCTTCCCAAAGCTTGAGTGCTACCAGTATGAAAAGGATCAGGAAAAGGAAACGAGTACAGAGTCTCGTTAGGATAAGCAGTGGACAGACCACTATAGAGGCGGGTTGGATTTGACATGATATTTCCTTTGACGTTGTTTAAAACAACGCCCAATTAAGGGCGTCATTGGAAGATTGCATTCTATATTACATTTTCTTTTTAGGCATCATCTTTTTTGCAGCAGCCATTTTTTTAGCTGCTGGCATCTTAGGTGATTTGTGGGGAACTTTTTCTTCACCTTTAGCTTTAGCTTTAGGATCAGGCTTCATGCCCATCTCTTTACGTTTTTCGTATCCCATTTGATTTACTCCAATGTGTTTATAAAAAGAACCCTCTCTTTTTAGGGAGAGGGCATGTTACTAATAACAATTACGGACCGTTAGAACCGTAGATGGCACGAGGATCAGACCAGCCAAAGCTGTAACGCTCGTAGCCTTTGGCTTTGACGTTCATGGTGTCAAAGTCATTGTCTTGATCAAACGTAACAGCGTGACGCTCGTAGTACTTCAAACCAGTACCACCAGGGATGGTGTTACGGATAAACCAAGCGTGAGGGCTTGTGAAGTAATGGTTCACTTTAAAACCACCAGGGATGTAATTGCCAGACTTGATGACGTTGATGTCATTGTTGGCATTACCTGTTTGGTAGCTAGAGTGAAGAATACGCTGAGCATTGAAAATCTCTTGACGAGCAATGTGCAAGCTGTTTGGTTGAATAGCAACTAACAAACCACGGTCGTTTTGAAAGCCCATGATTGCGATAACTGCGTCTTCCAAAGAAGCCTCAGACAAGTCAACATCAACTGCTGGTTTGTTAGAGTATGTACCACCTGAAGTATTTGGGTGGGCGGTAGAGCACAAAGCTACACCATCACCACCTAAATATGTGCCGTTGAAAGCACGGTTGTACACGTTAGCTGCAATGTTTTCTTTCGTTTGACGGAAAGACATAGCCAATGCAGCTGCACGTTTCTTAGACACTTGCTCATACAAGTTGTCATC